TTTTCCCAATTCCGGCAATGCTTTTATCAAGGTATCCACTGCTGTTGCATCAATTATATCTTGTACTGCATTTATCCTTGATTGCAGTGCTGTTTTAGTTACTCCATCTGTAAGTCCTGTTACCAGAGTTTGCGCTGCATCTACATCTGCCTGAGTCTTGCTTCCCTCTGCTTTTACCACTGCTGCTGTCGCAGCTGTGATTTTTGCCAGTTCAGCTTCTGCAATGGTCTCTACTGCATCCATATCATTTAGAGCTTTTGTTTTGGCAACTTCTATTGCTGTAATGCTTGTGGCTGCTCCTATTGCTGTGTCGCCGGCAGTCTTGGCATTATTAAGTGCTGTCCAGTTCTCTGATGAATAATCTTCAGAATTGTATCCATTTAATGCAGTTGTCAGTTCTCCTTTCGTTGCTGTCTTGGCTGATGTCAGTGCTTCTGCATAAGGTTTATCAAAAACAGGGTAGCCATTGTTAGTCTCATCGGTTTTCCAAGTCAAATAATCAGAATTCATATATAATACATCGAGGCCTTTGTTCAAAGCGGTTAACAAAGTTGTACCGTTTTCAAGTGTTGTGCCATCCGTTGCAGTTAATACTCCGTTGTTATCGTCAAAACTGCCAACGCTTCTGATATCAGTTATATATTGAACTCTTCCAACACCCGTTGTATGACTTGTATTAAGCCAATAGTTGTTATGCATAGGCCCGTTAATATTCTCCCCAACTAATGCGCCGCCAGGATTGTATTCACTTGGTACACCATTTAAAATAACTGTTCCTATATTATAACAGTTTTTAGTATTCCTACTTTCGCCTATTATTCCACCGACGGGGCCTCCTCCCTTAATCGTACCTGTATTATAGCAGTTATATATCGTCCCACCATAATTGTATCCAGCAATCCCACCTACAAATTGCCTGCCTGTTATAATGGCTGTGTTATAGCTGTTCATTATGGTTCCTCCACGATTGTATCCAGCGATTCCACCGACATAATTACGATAGGCAGCATCATTATTCACGTACCGTGGTGCTACGTAGCCACCAACAACGCCAACATTTTTTATAGTTCCTCTGTTATATCCAAACAAGCCCTGGTTATCGTAATCCGCATTTCCAATTTTTAGGTTTCTTATTATTTTGCGATTGCCATCAAAGGTACCTGCAAAGGAATACGTATTTTCTCCGATCGGCTTCCAGCTGTTATCTATATTTATTATGCCATCACTTGAAGTCATACCGTAATTTACAACCGTCCCATCAGCAAGATTAATATCATTAGCAAGCATAACAGTATAGCCAGCTAAATCACTTGATGTTTCTCCACCTTTACCATTAACTATATTTGCAATTTTAGCCAAGCCCTTTGCCGTCATGACTATGTATGTGGTACTACCATCAAATTGGTAATCAACATTCTGTACTGCTGCCTTTCCAGCATCGGTCCAGTTATTATAATGTCCTACTAACGCTTGTACTGCATTTATCCTTGATTGCAGTGCTGTTTTAGTTACTCCATCTGTAAGTCCTGTTACCAGGGTTTGAGCTGCATTTACATCTGCATAAATCTTGCTTTTACTACTGATGCTGTTGCTGTTGTGATTTTTGCCAGTTCAGCTTCTGCTGCTTCTAATGTAGCCAGGTTTGTTACTAGAGCTTTCTGATTTGCTGTTAAACCATTGTAAGCAGACCTTGCTGCTTCTATATCAGTTTTGCTAGATAGTGTTATATTTCCCAATGTTGGCAATGCTGTGATCGTTCCAGCCACTGCTTCTGCCGCTGCTGCATCAATTATAGCTTGTACTGCATTTATCCTTGATTGCAGTGCTGTTTTAGTTACTCCATCTGTAAGTCCTGTTACCAGAGTTTGCGCTGCATTTACATCTGCCTGAGTTTTGCTGCCCTCTGCTACTTCTACTGCTGCTGTTGCTGTTGTGATTTTTGCCAGTTCAGTTTCAGCAATGGTCTCTACTGCATCCATATCATTTAGAGCTTTTGTTTTGGCAGCTTCTACTGCTGTAATGCTTTTGGCTGCTCCTATTGCTGTGTCGCCATTAGTTTTTGCTGTTGTTAAGATCGTCCAATTAGCTACTATGTAATCGGCTTGTGTATAGCCAGACAATGCTGCTGTCAGTTCTCCTTTTGCATCTGTCTTAGCTGATGTCAGTGCTTCTCCATAAAGTTTATCAAAAACAGGGTAGCCATTGTTAGTTTCATCGGTTTTCCAAGTCATGATATCAGTGTAGACAACAGCACCACCTTTATAACTTTCCTCGACGCCTTTGTTTAAAGCTGTTAACAAGGTTGTACCGTAATCAAGTGTTATGCCATCCGTTGCAGTTAATATTCCGTTGTTATCGGCAAAACTACCAATGCTTTTCACCCAATAATAAGAACTAATAGAGCCAAAAGTACTTGTACTAGTTGTATTAAGCCAATAACTGTTCCAAACACCTGAAGTACCACCTCGTCCGACTAACGCGCCTAATTCTCCAGATGTTTGATATCCCATCCTTACGAAATTTACTTTTCCTATGTTATAGCTGTTGACGATGTTGTAGTTTAGGCCTGTAATGCCACCTACGTTGTAGTGTCCATTAACCTCACCTGCATTGTAGGAGTTTATTGTATAGTAGTTAAAACCAGCAATCCCTCCTACATATGTGTAACCTGTTATTGTGGCTGTGTTATAGGAGTTTTTTATGTATCCAATATTATATCCAGAAATTCCACCGACAAAATTACGGTAAAAATTCTGATCAGCATCATTATACAGTGGTGCTACAAAACCTCCAACAACGCCAACATTTTTTATAGTTCCTTTGTTATAGCCAAACAAGCCCTGGCATTCGTAATTCGCACGTCCAATTTTTAGGTTTCTGATTGTTTTTCGATTGCCATCGAAGATACCAGCAAAGAATTTATCAGGTTCACCAGCGTAAGGTACCGTGTTTTCACCAATCGGCTTCCAGCTGTTAATTAAGCTTATTGTACCATCACTTGAAGTCATACCGTAATTTTCAACCGTCCCATCAGCAAGATTAATATCATTTGCAAGCATAACAGTATAGCCAGTTAAATTATTTTTTGTTTCTCCACCTGTACCATTAACTATATTTGCAATTTTAGCCAAGCCCTTTGCCGTCATGACTGTGTATTTTGTGCTACCATCAAATTGGTAATCAATGTTCAATTTTGCTGCCTTTCCAGCATCTGTCCAGTTAGAATAATCTCCTAATAACAATACTCCTGCCATCGCATTTAGAGCTTTTATCTTTTCTGCTTCTACTGCTGTAATGCTTGTGGCCGCTCCTATTGCTGTTTCGCCATCACTTTTAGCTTTTATTAAAATCGTCCATTTAGCTTCTGTGTAATCGGCTTGCGTATATCCAGCAAACGCAGTTGTCAGTTCTCCTTTTGCTACTGTCTTGGCTGATGTCAGTGCTTCTGCATAAGGTTTATCAAAAACAGGGTAGCCATTGTTAGTGTCATCGGTTTTCCAAGTCAAACAATCAGCATTATTATTTAATACATCTAGGCCTTTGTTTAAAGCGGTTAACAAAGTTGTACCGTTTTCAAGTGTTGTGCCATCCGTTGCAGTTAATACTCCTTTGTTATCGGCAAAACTACCTATGCTGTTAAGTCTAGCGGTATCACGGAAAGAGCCAAAAGTTCTTGTATGACTTGTAATAAGCCAATAATTGTTGGAATAAGTGCTATAACTATGATTAGTAATTAAAGATTCTCCAAATAATGCGCCGCTATAAGGTGTAGTTGTTGTTTGCAAAAATGTTACTGTACCTATGTTATAAGAGTTACTGATTTTATAGCTAACGCCTTCAATGCCACCTACTTGATATAGTCCAGTAACCGCACCTGTATTATAGCAGTTTATTACAGATGAGCTAACGCCAGCAATCCCTCCTACAGAAGTACCCCCTCTTATTTCGGCTGTGTTATAGCAGTTTATTATGAGTCCAGTATTAGTTCCAGCAATTCCGCCGACATAATTACGATAAGCCTCATTAGTCCCGTACCGTGGTTTTACATAACCTCCAACGACGCCAACATTTTTTATAGTTCCATAAGAGTTATAACCAAACAAGCCCTGGTAATCGTAATCCGCATATCCAATTTTTAGGTTTCTTATTATTTTGCGATTGCCATCGAAGGTACCAGAAAAGACATTAACAGGGTAATAATTGCTATCTAACGTGGTTTCGCCAATCGGCTTCCAGCTGTTATCCAGGTTTATTGTACCATCACTTGAAGTCATACCGTAATTTACAACCGTCCCATCAGCAAGGTTAATATCATTAGCAAGCACAACAGTTTTGCCTTTTATATTATCTTTTGTTTCTCCACCAGTACCATTAACTATATTTGCAATTTTAGCCAAGCCCTTTGCCGTCATAACTGTGTATGTGCTACCATCAAATTGGTAATCAACGTCCAGTTCTGCTGCAGCCCCTGCTTCGACCCAGCTGGCATAAGCCCCCAATAATGACAATTTAGTTTCTGCTGCTACTAATGTATCCAGGTTTGTCACAAGAGTTTTCTGATATGCTGTTAATGCTTCATAAGCTGCTCTAGCGGCTTCTATTTCTCCTTTATTTGCTATTGTTATATTTTCCAATGCAGGCAATGCTGTGATCATTCTGTCAACCTCTGCTGCCGCTGCCGCATCCAAATCTACATATTGTGTTGCAATGATTGATATAGTCTTTTCTGTGGTTGTTTTTTCGACGCTGCCCTTACTCACAGTTACGGTAAACTCGTAGTTTCCGTTTGTACCGTTTGGGGTTTCCTTTGTTCCAGCTGTCGGCTGGGTATAGTTGATTTCATTGATGCTGACTGCAACATCATCGTTATCGATTGCCACTTCAGCAGTAAATTTCAGTGCTGCTTTGATGACATCCACACTTGTTGCAGCCTCTTGTGTCATAGAAGCGTAGGTTGCACCATTTGCTGCTGTTATAGCAGCATCAACACTGGCTATATCTGAGTTTACCGCTTCGTAGATTGTCATTGTGATTGTCTTGGTATCTGAAATACTCCCTTTTGAAAGCGCAACGCTATATTCGTTTCCACTTACGAATGTTACTGTTGCTGTTACCCCTTCAGCATTTCCTGTTAAAAATGAATTAACATAAGCTTGAACTGCTGCTGTTTTAGCATCTTGGCCAGCACCATAAGATACTTCTACTGTGCCGCCAACAATGGCTGTTTTTGCTGCGTCCACCGCTTGAGCATCATCTACATATTGTGTTGCAGTGATTGTTATAGTCTTTTCTGTGGTTGTTTGTTCGACTCCACCCTTACTCACATTTACGCTAAACACGTAGCTTCCGTCTGTACCGATTGGGGTTGTCGATGTTCCAGCTATCGGCTGGGTATAGCTGATTTCATTGATGCTGACTGCAACATCATCGTTATCGATTTCTGCTTCAGCAGTAGATTTCATCGATGCTTTGATGACATCCACACTTGTTGCAGCCTTTTGTGTCATAGAAGCGTAAGTTGCACCCTCTGCTGCTGTTATTGCAGCATCAACAATGGCGATATCTGGGTTTGCCGCTTCGTTGATTGTCATTGTTATTGTCTTGATATCTGAGATACTCCCTTTTGAAAGCGCAACACTGTAAACATTTCCACTTACGAATGTTACTGTCGCTGTTACTCCTTCTGCATTTCCTGTTAAAAATGAATTAACATAAGCTTGAACGGCTGCTGTTTTGGCTTCTTGATCAGCACCATAAGACACTTCTACTGTGCCGCCAACAATGGCTGATTTTGCTGCGGCTACCGCATCTGAATCCGGATCTATCGAGGCGCAAAATACCTCGGTTGGAAACAGGGTTAATAACATACAAATCGAAATAAAAATACTTAAAATTCTTTTTTTCATTATTTCTTTTCCTCCTATTTTGTAATCTTTTCCGGCCAGTAGCATACGCCCACATCCAAAGCCTTTGGCTTGTCCAGATGAAAGTCTGCATAGCAGCAGTACCAGCATTGGCGCAGTCCATTAGGTGCGTTGTCTCTTGGCTCAAAGGCAGGACAAACCTGCTTTGGCCACACATTGCCCTCGGCGTTGGGGGCAGACATGGGCATATCCTCCCGTCTACGTCTTTCCATTCCATCACGCTCCTTCGTAGAAGTACATGCAGATTTTTCTGCAAATTTCTGATCTTATTATAGTCTGGATAAAACAAAAAATGAGCCTTTACACTTAAAAGACTCATTTTTACACTTAAAAAACTTGAATTATCGTAAATTTACTCTTGACAAACAAAAGCACCCGTATTTTCACACCAATAGGCGAACACGAAAAACACCATTTTCGACCTTGTAGATCAACTCTCCGTCATACTTTTTTGCAAAGGCAATGACGCTCTTACTGCCTATACCATGACCTGCTTCAATAGCTACGGGATAGCCGTTTTCGTCAATAACTACACCCTCAGCACAGGAGTTTTCAATTTCCAGCAACAGCCGCCCTACACTTCGGGCTGTAAATCGGATATAGCGTAGCTGCTTTTTCGGGAGCTTTTCGCAAACTTGGATTGCATTTTCCATCAGGTTTGAAACCACCATGGATAGCTCAAGAGTATCTACAATCAAGTCACTGGGAATATCCAAGGTGATTTCAACTTGTATGCCGGCTTGCTCAGCAATGTGCACATAGTGGCTTACGGCTGCGTTGACCGTATGGTTTTCACAGTATACTCTGCTGATCTTTGTAGCAGTTTGATTGTTTCTTCCTAGCAAAGCAGTCGCTTCACTGCTTTTGTCATGCTCCAAGAGCTCCAGAAGCAAATTGTTGAAATGGCGTCGGTCGTGGGCCTCTCGGCTGTTTTGCGCCGAGACCTCCTCCATAAGCTCCAGACGATGAGCCATATTGCTTGCAGCCAATTGCAGATATTCACGCTCTGCCTGCATTTTTTGGTTTTCTTCTCGCATGGCATATTGCTTTGTAATGGTTGCAAAAGTGTGGAAAATGGAAACGTATACGGATAATCCCAGAAGAATGAGAAACATAAGTGGTACGTAGTTATTAACCAGGTTTTCCTCAATATCTCCACTGAAAAAATACGCCAAAAAGCAAACAAACAGCGAGATAATGGGCAAGATGTATATGTGCCAATAGTCAAGCACATTTCGATATAACTTCGATACCCACTTATTAAAAACGAAGATAATTGCAGAAAACAATATCAAGCGTACATAAATAATACCATAAACTGGGTTTGGAAAAACATCGCTAAGCATGTAGCTTATAAACACGACTGCAATATAGATATTCAGCATGGTAACATAGCTGAAGAACCACTGCATGATTTTGTCGATAAAAAGAGGCTTTAGGGCAATTCCAATCACGATTAGCATAAAAAGGTCAACGTAAAATACAGCGGTGTAGTTTTCTGTAAGATAAAAATAACAGTCGGCACTGACATTCACCACCAGTATAATGATTGTTACAAAAATATATAAAAATTTGCTTTTGTATTTAGGCGTTGCCATGGTTGAAAGCAAAAGTACCAACATAATGTCTGTGGTGACTGCTCGCAAAATGTCGGGGAAGAGTGAAATCATGACTAATCCCCCTTCGCCATCAAGTAGTCCATATAAGTATCTCGCACCATAGAATATTGCTTGGGCGAAATGGGAACGATCTTGCCACCGTACAGCGTGAAGCTGTTCTTAGTAAAACGCTCCACCTGTCTCATATTGACTACAAACGAGGTGTGGCATTTCACAAAATGCCTGTCCTTTAAGATAGGCAAAATATATTCTGAGTAATTCTCCCGAATAGTACGGCTGACTAATTCCTCACTGTTTTTAATATTATAGATGACAGAATGGCTGCGGTATTCACAGCAGGCGATGTCCGATATCTTTATTACACGCATACTGTCAGGGGTTTTTACTGTAAATGTCTGCTCCTCAGCAAGGTCTGCTTTGGATATGGCAAGGTTCAGCGTATCAAACAACTGCTGCTTGTTGATTGGTTTAACAAGATAATTTAGCGGGCTTGCTGCATAAGCCTGCAGGGCCAACTGCGGTTCGGTGGTAGCGTAGATAATCTGCGCCTCGCGGTCAAGGCGGCGTATTTCTTTGCCTAATTCCAAACCATTCACCAAAGGCATGACAATGTCCAGTATGTAAATGTGAAAATTCTCAGCCTCAATGGCAGCCAACAGCGCATCTGGGTGGGAAAATTTCATCACCACAGCGTCAAGACTTTCGGCAGATATATACTGATTTGTCAGCAAGACAAGACTTTGCAGTTCACTCGGCATATCATCGCAGACTGCAATACGAAGCATGGCTGTCACCTCCTTGATCAGACATCTTTTCCTGTAACTTGAATATTATCTCTGGTTTATTTAAATCAAATAGCTGTTGTATCATGTCCGAAGTTTCCATTATAGCTCCTCCATATCTTATTATTAAATTGTAAACCAATTGATTTAAATTTACAATATAAATACAAAAGTGGTTAAATGCTAAAAAACCGCAGCTCATAAAATGAGCTACGGGTGATGTTATAATATATTATTCGTCTATTTGGATTTCAATGCCTGACTTAAATTCAACAATGATGTAATCATCGTAAACAGTTATCTTTTCAATGAGAGTTCTTACATAGTGTTCTTCGTACTCTATCAGCTCACAAGGCAGTTCGTTAAGGAAACTCATCATTTCATCCATTCGTACCTTCTTGTCCTGACGAGAAGCTTGGGTGGCTTGAAGGGCCTGCTTCTCTTCACGCAGCCTTCTAATTTCAATGCCCAGCTCATCTCCAGCATTATTTGAATTAACTGTTGCCAATAGTTCCTGTTGAATTAACTTCATCTGTTCATCAATTGCCTTTACCTGATCTAAGAGATCTTCCTCCAGACAACTCTCAATGTTTTCTCTTAATAACGGTAATATTGCTTCCTTTTCATTAAAGGCTTCATTGATGGCTCTTACAACTACCTCTTGGAGCAAGTCTTCGTGAATAGTTCTTGCTGAACAATCAAGACCATCTTTTTCAACCCTGCTGACGCAGCGCCAAACGGTGGACTTACACCCGCGATTGTTCCACTTGATTCTGCGGAAGATGTCTCCGCAGTATGCGCAGAACACTATTCCCGATAAAGTATATCTTCCGCTATAAACTCTCTTTCGCTTTGTGGTTCCATTTGTAAGGTTTGAGCGTCTTGCAATTTCTTCTTGTACTTTATGGAAGATATCCTTTGGGATAATGGCTTCATGGCTGTTTTCAACGTAGTACTTAGGAACTTGCCCTTTATTGATTTCACGCTTCTTTTCAAGAATATCTACTGTGTAGGTTTTCTGTAGTAGTGCATCTCCGATGTACTTTTCATTAGTTAATATCTGCTTTATATTACTTTCATTCCATTTTGAACGACCTGCACCGTTTAGAACTCCATCAGCTTCAAGGGACCTCTTTATTTGTAAAAAGCCCTTTCCCTCAAGGTACTCTCTATAGATTCGCTTCACTACTTCTGCTTGCTCCTGGTCAACGATTAGGTGACCTTCTTCATCTTTGGTGTAGCCCAGGAACCATTTGTGATTGATCTGAACTTTCCCTTGCTGGTATCTAAATTGAAGACCCAGACGAACGTTAGCTGAAAGCGATTCACTTTCCTGCTGTGCAAGAGAAGCCATAATTGTCATGAGCACTTCACCTTTAGCATCGAGGGTATGAATATTTTCCTTCTCAAAGAAGACCCCTATGTTCTTACTTTTTAGTGCTCTGGTGTAATTCAAGCAGTCTACCGTATTTCTTGCAAACCTACTGATGGACTTTGTAATAATCATGTCTATCTTACCGTCGTTGCAGTCGTTAATCATCCGCTGGAATTCATCACGCTTCTTAGTATTCATTCCAGAGATGCCATCATCTGCATAAATCCCGGCTAGTACCCAATCCTTGTGACTATTTATAAAGGTAGTATAATGCTCAATCTGCATTTCGTAGCTGCTTTCCTGCTCTTCACTATCTGTGGAAACACGGCAATAGGCTGCCACTCTTATTTTCTGTACTTTATCTGTTGTTTTCTGTGTACCGATTATTTTCTTTGCTGGAATAACCGTAACATTTTTAGCTAAGGAAATCATGTATTCACCTCTCTTTCTATTAAACTGTAGATGTATTCTGCCTGTTTAAAAGGGTTATCATATTTTATTTTCACCTTAGGCATAGTAAAGGCTGTAGCAATCTTGCTTACCTTTTCTGGCTTATCATCAAATACCCTTCCAAGTTTTAATTGTCGTTTCACACGTTCAGCTTCTGCGGATTCAAAGGTTTCTTTATCAATAATTGGTGGATAATATTCGTCTCCAAGATAACGCTTGTTTTGCATCATCTTCTTTGCACCTGTGTGGTAAAGCTTAAGTCCGGCAGCTTCTGCTGCAGACATGTACGCAAGACCTGAAATATATCCTTTGTAGAGCTTTCTTACCTGCTCTGCTTTTTCTTCATCAATAACTGCTTTTCCTTTTTCAATTCTGTATCCGTATGGGACATGGCTCACATTCTCACAACCTTTCCTTAAAGGTTAACCCGCACTTAAGTACAAAACCTATTTCACTCCTACTGTAAACAACTATGTGGTCGACATGCGCTTCAAAAGCATCTGCATCAAACTCTTTGAGATTTTCACAATAGGTTACATACTTTAATAGCCTTTCAACCGCTTCTGCATTTTCTTGCTCACCATTTATTGCACGGTACATGGAGTCTTTTTCCTTTCTCAACTCTTCAGCTTCAGCTAGAAGCTCACTGTTTTCCTTGGCATAAAGAGCAGGCTCTATGTACTGCTTTGAAAGAAGATTTGCTATAACCTGCCTTCGGTCGAAGTTCTCTTCTAAAGCTGTCTCAAGCTCGTCAATTTGAACAAGTACATCATTTTGGTCAATGCATTTCAAACTATTAAGGAAGGGCTTCAACAGAACCTTTTTGCTAAAAATCAGCTTGTTAATCATGTTTACAAAAGCTTCCTCAAAGTCTGTCTCCCTTATATAAAGCTGACTGCACTTACTCTTGTCCTTTAGGTGAGTTTTGCAGATGTAAGCGTAGTATTTGGTTTTACAAGAAGTATGGGTTCTTCTTTTCCAAGTAGCACCACATTCGGAGCATATTATTTTTCCTGAGAACGGGTAACGGTTCAGGTACTTCTCTTCTTCAGCTACACTATTCTTTTCTTTAGCTCGTTGGGAAATAATTACTTGTACCGCTTCAAAGTCCTCTTTACTAATTATTGCTTCATGATGGTCTTTTACATAGTATTGTGTCTTTTCACCCTTATTGAAACGCTTCTTAAAATTTGAATCTGTGAATGTTTTCTGAAGTAGTGCATCACCAGTGTATTTCTCATTTTTAAGGATTCCATTAACTGTAGTGCCGCTCCAATTACCACCTCTCTTAGTCGGTACATTTTTCTCACTAAGCGCTTCTGCTATCTTAAATCCACCTTTTCCAGAAAGGCACTCTGCGAAGATAAACCTTACTACTTCTGCTTCTTCTTCATCAATTACCATCTTGCCATCTTCATTCTTATATCCGTATGGCGGATATGAAATTTTGAAGGTGCCTTTTTGGAATCTTCTCTTAATAGCCCATGACTCGTTCTTGGAAATGGAAACTGATTCATTCTCTGCTAAACTGCTGAAAATTGTGAGAAGCAGCTCGCCTTCCATATTTCCTGTGTTGATATTCTCCTTCTCGAAGAAAATAGCCACCTTGAGCTTTATGAGCTTTCTAACCACTTCAAGGCACTCTGTTGTGTTTCTTGCAAATCGACTTATTGATTTTATAATGATAAGGTCAATCAAGCCCTTCTCACAATCAGAAATCATCTTTTGCAGTACATCTCTCTTTGCCATGCTGGTTCCAGAAAGGCCTTCGTCGTAATAAAGTCCAACGTACTCCCATTCAGGATTACCTTTGATATAGGCTTCATAGTGACTCTTTTGAACTTCCAGGCTGATAAGTTGCTCTCGGCTGTCTGTTGAAACACGTGCATAGGCAGCAACACGAAGCTTTTTAGGTGTAAGTCTCTTATTAACTTCAATTTTTGTTATCCGTCTCATTGTCTCAACCTCCTTTCCTGTAGTACCATTCATCACTCTAAAAGCCCTACAAGTCAAGTCTTTAAGCCATAATCTCTGCTAAAAACGGGGAGAAAGTTTCTCGGTTTTTGCTCATAATCTTGTCAAATTCACTCTGATTAATAAAGCCCATTTCTAATAGTTTCTTTGTAAAATTCTCTGCTAGTAAATAACCATGTTCATTCTTAATTGAAGTTTCTGTATGTTTTTTCACCTCATACTTTATTGAATCAATAGCTTCTAATTTTGTTACTTTCATTTTCTCAACCTCCTAGGGAATATATAAATAAACCTCTCTAATAGTCCTAGGACAGTATTTATCCAAATGAACGAAAAAAAAACTGCAAAATCTCCAATTAAGGAAATTTCGCAGTTTATATTATTATAACTTTGGAATTTTTAATTTTTGACCGATAGTTATGACATTACTTTTAAGATTATTCAGCTCCATAATCTCTTTATAGCGGGAGCCATCACTGAAGTACCCCTTGGCTATAAGCCAAAGTGAATCTCCTTTGACTACTGTATAGATTATATATTCATCAGCAGCACCAGCCACTAAAGTAAGGTCATTAGTCTTAAATGGTGACATAATAGTATATTTGTGGTTCTCATCTTCGTTAAGGACAACATAATTTCCATTAATGCTGTGCACATACCAATTGAGTTTTTTAACCCAATCAGGTATTGTCTTTCCGTTATAATACTTAGTACCAGTAATTTTCACAAGGTTGCCGATATTGATTGGTGTATCGTTATCTGATTTGCTAAGCAAGTCTCTCACATTTGCCCTAAAGCTATCCATACTCTCCCCATGCTTTGGAAACCAATGAAGAGGGTCTGCGCTGTTACTTGAAATACCTTTTTTATACCCCTCAACATGACCGATGATGTCCTTTTCAGTTAGATCATACTCTTTGCAAAGATATACACAAAGCTCTACTGTATTCTTCCAAGCAGCTCTAAAGTATGCTTCATGCTTTTTAGTATCATAGCCTATCATAGCTCCTCTGGAATAAGAAAACCCACCCGGTTCACATATTTCAAGACCGATGTGGGTATCATTAGCTTTTCCTCCTCCGTGCCACCCCCGATGATTCCAAGGAAGGTACTGATAGACTTCCTTATCATCTATAAAAGCATGGACACAGGCTTGCCTGTTTATTTGCCCAGCTTTATAAGACTTATTCCATCTGCTAAACCAATTAGCTGCCATTATACCTGGGGTAGCAGTTGAATGAATCATAATACCCTTTGGCTTTATCTTTAGATTAGTCTTATAGCAATCATTATTCGTCATGTATTTTGTTATTAGTTTCATCCTTCTCACCCTTACCTTTTAACTGGACCAATATATCTTTTAGTTTCTCTGGTATAGGAAGTCCAACTCTTGATGTGTTTTCAATAATGCTGATGCCTTCATTAGACAGATAAAAAAAGATGACTGCAGTTCTCAGAACACTACCGTCACCAATAATTCTACTATCTAAAATATGGCCAATTGCTACCATTGTAAAAATTAACACCTTCTTGAAAATACCTTTAAATCCTATCTCGCTGGATAACTTTTGTTCTACTATTGCAGCCATAAAACCTGTTATGTAGTCTATGACCACAAATGCAATAAGAGCATATAAAAATCCATCATAACCACCAAGAACCCACCCAAGCCAACCGCCAATAGCAGCAAATCCTACCTGCAGGTTACTCCATAACACTTTTACATTCATGTTTCTTCCTCTCTTTCATTTTAATACTCAGCAAAATACACATAATCATCATTGCAACATACATAGAAACCCTTACCTGGAACATAAATTGCACCTTCAAAGGTTACTAGATCTCTTGTAGTAAAGCCCGGTTGTTCTTTACCTTCCCAAGTGATGCCATCATCTGATACATAAAGCATTCCTTGATTAAATAAAGCAAACTTACCCCAGTCTGCCATCCATATAATATTCTGCGGATTAGCAATTCTATTGTCTGCCAAATCTCCTACGTGAGATAGATTAGTTTCAATTAGCTGTGTTGCACTATCATTCATAACACAAAGCTTTACATAGTAGGTATATTTGCCATCAGCATATGTTGAATGCCACTTCATTACAAATAGCTTCCCATTAACAGAGCGGATGAACATATAATGGGTTTCTAATTGGTCCTCATCAATCGTAGTAGTCCATGCACCAGGACTTGCTGAACTGGCTCTTGCAATGGATAAATCCCCTCCAACTACTCCTACAAAGTTCCCCTTATGAGTTGTTAGATATTTAAAGATAGGTACTGACGTACCATCAGAGCCTACTAAAGTCCAAGCAACTCTCGTTTTTAAGTCTTGATAGTTATAATAAACCGGTGATTTATAATACCACCAGCTTACAACTCCACAGTTTCTTGATACATCATAAGCCCCACAGGTCATGGCATTATAGGCACCTGCACAATAGCCTGCATTGTACCAGGTTATACCGTCAAAGGATGAAATGATATTTGCTAGTCCTACAATCTTTGCTAGAAACACACCATCTCCAGCCCATAATATTTCAGGCTTTCCGTTGTTCCACCAAGTAACATTAGAAAGAGTCCATTGTTTTGTAGTCTTATTCCAGTAGGCTGTATATGGAGTTTTTGCAGAGTAGGACGCTATTACGGATGATCCATTATCATAGACATTAATTTTAGTTTCACTTCCATACTTGGTATAGCCAAAATGGCTATAATTAACCTTTTGCCAAGTTAAGGTTGGAATGCTAAAGAGAAGGTCTCCTCTGCCGCCAAAAGCTGTCCAAATAGCCAGGGTATTATTAAATCTTTTATCATAGCTCATTTTATCCCACCTTTGTTATTCCTGTGATTCTTCCACTGCTATCAACTGAATAGCTGTATTTAGCAGTTGTATAATCTGCGTAGACTATATCAAAGGTACTCACATCAACAGTTAAAGTAGATACTTCTTTTAGAAGAAGTTCAGAAAATATTTCATTAAGACTAATACTTGTAAACCTTCCAGCACTATCAACTGAATAATTGTATTTTGCATAATATTGATGAGTATCTTCCTTTTGGACTGTATAGGTAACATCAATAACTCCCTCACCAACCACTATGTTTGATACGATTGTGTACGAAACCCCTAAGTCATTTACCTTGGTCGTTAAATCATCTACAGAGTTTCCTACATTTGATATTGAAGTTTCAATTCTGTAGAAGGTATCTGAAATACTTGGTCTATACCTTCCAACTTCAACTCGGATGTTGTATCTATAAAAAGGATTGTATTCAAGAGAAATAATCCGAGTTTTAATATTTATCCCCAGGGGTTTAAAAACAATATGTACATTATCCCCAACAGATAAGTCTAAAAGCTTGAAAAATGAAATATCATATGAAGATGCATTTTCCCTTGAGTCATGGGATACTGCCACATTAGTTACGTTCTTTGAATCCATTAACTCTTGGTAGTTAATGCTACCCCTATGATCCCTAATGTTAATCTTATATCCATCGTACACAATCTCTCCACCCAGTATAGCAATATACTGCATTAAGGCTGCCCTTCTTGAAACCTCTTGGTTTATCTTCATGGTGGTACTTTCAGTATAATCAACAAGTCCAGCAGTAAATGGTGTTCCTGAAAGAAGTAAGTTCAAACCTTCTGCTGGATCTCCTGTAAAATCATAAGTATCTATCTTGTAAATATCATCATTTAAAACATATGAAACATGCTCACATAAAACAGCACAGATAGGAAGGCTTCCTTGTAAAGACTTGCTAATCTGTACAATTTCAAAATATTGATTATTAAGTTTTGCAATTTGCCTTGTCTTTAAAGCGAGGGCAGACTTGGCAAGGACTGTGAAAGCTAATGTGAACTCTCCCTCTAAAGTTTCTCTTAAAGTAGCGTTCATCACTTTTTTAACCGTTTGAATTAATGTACTTCCAGAATATATCTCTATCATTTTATCTGCCCTCCTTATTTAAACTTTTTATGTTCTCGCTACACCTAAATTTCTAACTGTTACAGTGTTCTGGTTCCATTGAAGTTGTGCAATGATTCTTGTGAGCACATTCCCATCAATAGTAAGGGGTATCGTAATATCAAAAGTAGCACTAGTACCAGAAGCTTCTCCTCCAGTAACAACACTATTCATATCTAGATTAAAGTCTGTAGGAATAGCGCCTTCCATATCTTTTTCTACACCTGCCATGGCCTCAGTAAAACCAACACCTATCCCTTCACCCATGTTAGCCCCGATTCCAGCAAAGACCTTTGAAGGAGACCTAATACCTAAAGCACCCTTAACTCCCCTTACAATTCCACCAACCATATTATCTACCTTATCTCTTAGCCAAGAAATCATAGATGCTATACCGTCCCATAGTCCACGAGCTATGTTTCGTCCCACTTCCATCATGGAAGGGATGGCTCTTCCTAGACCCGTTACTATAGCTGTAATGATTTGTGGAAGTTGAGCTACAATTTGTGGAATGGCACGAATAAGTCCTGCACCTAGCTGAATGGTAAGTTGTACACCCATTTCAATAATTCTAGGTAGATTACTTGTTATAAAAGTAATGATGCTATTGATAATCTGTGGCAAAGACTGAATGAGTGTTGGCAGGGCATTTAACAACCCTTGTGCCAAACCACTGATTATTTGGAAAGCTGCGTCTAATACAAGATTTAAGTTATTTACTAAAGTTGTGGCAATTAGAATCACTGCTTCCACCATAGCCGGAATCAATTGTGGTAGTGCTAAACCAAACCCCTCTACAAGAGCGGTTACCAACTGAACTGCAGCATCTATTAGTAGTGGCAAATTCTCTATAAGTGCACCAACTATGGTCATTACAGCATCTACTGCAGCTGGAATAAGTTCAGGAAGAAGGCTTAATAAAGTCTCAAGAACCTGACTAAATAAATCTGTTACAGTACTAAGAAGTACAGGAAGCAAATCACCGATGGCTAGCAATATAGCATCCATAGCTGCTGGCAGAGCGGTTACAATATTCTCGATGATAGGCACAATATTTTTAACCACGGATTGGAAGGCATCCACCAGGTTCTGTGTCAGATTTGTCATGTCCGCATTGGCATTTCCAAGACCTGCAGTAAAGGAACCTAAGGCTGCTTGTAAAAGACCTATGGACCCAGTGACAGTTTGGGTAGACTCTCTGGCAAAGTTCCCCGCATACTGCTCGGTGTTTTCAAAGAACATCTGCATGGCCACTTCTGCTTTTTCAGCATTGGTTGCCGATGCCCAGGTAAAATCTAATCCTTTGGCAAGGGCAAAGGCTTCAATATTTGTGGCATTCATGGCAACTCCCAGGTTATCCATCATAGTGAAGTTACCTTTGGCAGCACCGGCAACAGAATCAAGAGCCACCTGCATATCGATGCCCATAACCGAGGCCATGTCAGCGGCTCGTTGCATAGCTTTTTCAGTCAATTCTAAACTCTTTTGCTGCTCAACACCTGAGCCTTGAAACAAAGCCCCCATTTTATTGGCTGTGGCAAGATAATCACTCTGGGATACACCCAGGTTTTTATAGGCTTCTTCCCCAGTTTTCTGAATGGAGGCTGCATACTCACCAAATACAGCCTCTGATCCTCCGAGGTTCTGTTCCAGCTCGCCAAACTGCTGGACAACTTCTTTTCCGATTTTAATAGCTGCCGCTCCTGCTGCCACAGCTACAGATCCCATTGCTACACCGATGCCTTTAAGGACACCTCCAAACTTCTCGAATCTACCTCCTGCATCATCTGCAGAATTTCCCGATTCATCCAGAGAATCCGCTAGTTTTTCAGCTTCTACCGATGAGTCTTCCAGCTCTTTTTCCATTTTGTTTAGGTCCGCATTTGCGTTATTCAGCTGAATCTGCCA